AAGTGGGATGTATCTAAAGTTAGACCTGCTGGTGCTAAACTAAAAACATTTGGTGGTAGAGCCTCTGGTCCTGCACCTTTAGTGGATCTGTTTATGTTTGCTGTTAATACTTTTAGAGGTGCAGAAGGACGTAAGCTATCTAGTATTGAGTGTCATGATCTTATGTGTAAGATTGGTGAGGTAGTAGTAGTAGGTGGTGTAAGACGTAGTGCTATGATCAGCCTATCTAATTTATCCGATGATCGTATGCGTCATGCTAAGTCAGGCAACTGGTGGGAGAATGCAGCACATCGTGCATTAGCTAATAACTCTGTATCTTATTCTGAAAAGCCTGACAGTATTGCATTCATGCGTGAATGGACTGCATTAATGGAGAGTGGTAGTGGAGAACGAGGAATATTTAATAGAGAGGCTTCGGTTAAACAAGCTGCAAAGAATGGAAGACGAGAAACTTGCTATGAGTTTGGAACAAATCCCTGCTCGGAAATCATTCTTAGGCCGAATCAGTTCTGCAATCTCACGGAAGTTGTTATCAGGGCTAACGATTCTTTTGAAGATCTTGCAAGAAAAGTCCGTATTGCAACTATACTTGGAACAATACAATCAACCTATACACACTTCCCATACCTGCGAAAAGTGTGGCAGTCTAATACAGCAACAGAGCGTTTGCTTGGTGTGTCACTCACAGGGATAATGGATAACAAACTTATGACCTTAGGTAATAAAGGTCTAGCTAGTACGTTAGAGGAGCTTAAAAATGTGGCTATTTCTACTAACGCTGAGTGGGCTGACCGTCTTGGTATCCCTCATAGCACTGCTATTACTTGTGTCAAGCCCAGTGGAACTGTTTCCCAACTGGTTGATTCAGCTTCTGGGATTCATGCTCGTCACAGTCCCCATTATATCCGTACTGTGCGTGGAGATAATAAAGATCCATTAACACAGTTTATGATTGATCAAGGTATACCTAGTGAGCCTGATGTTATGAAGCCTGATGCTACTACAGTGTTTAGCTTCCCTATGCAATCACCTCTTGGTGCAGTACACACGGCTGATATGACAGCACTAGAGCAACTAGAGATGTGGCTTATGTATCAGCGTCATTGGTGTGAGCATAAGCCTAGTGTTACGATCAATGTTAAAGCTGATGAGTGGCTAGAGGTAGGAGCGTTTGTATATAAATACTTTGATGAGATGTCAGGTGTGTCATTCTTACCATTCAATGAACATACTTACCAACAAGCACCATATCAAGAGTGTACAAAGGAAGAGTTCTATGATATGGTAGACAAGTCACCTGTTAATATTGATTGGACTAAGCTATCTACATATGAACAAGAAGATAACACATCAGGTATGCAGACTATGGCATGTACTGGTGATGTTTGTGAGATGGTAGATATAACCTAGAAAGGATATCATAAAATGATATGGGTTTATACAGTAGTAATGATGATGCTAGAACCAACAACAAATGAAAAAACTTTTATAGTATTTTCACCAAACATGGCCTTTACAACTGAAGAGTCTTGTCAACAATGGAGAGAGGTAGATATGCTAAGGCTATACAATTCAAGACCAAGTGAAAATGCAAAAGCAGTTAGTCAATGCTTTCCATTTCCTTTTAATGTAGACAAAGGGACATAAGCATTGACTAAGTGGACCTTACCTGAAAGGAATGATATGAAATTTGATACAGTAAACAAACCAGTACACTACACTATAGGTAATGGTATAGAGTGTATTGACTATATCAAACAATCGCTAGGGTTAGAGGGCTTTAAAGCCTTCTGCCACGGCAACGTACTTAAATATCAACATCGACATGCTTATAAGGGAAAGCCTGTAGAAGATATGCAGAAGGCACAGTGGTACTTAGACAAGATGGTTGAAACTATGAAGGAGATTCATAAATGAGTCCTATGGAGCAAGGAAGTTTAGCCTTTAGAAAAGGTAATCTATCTAATCCCTATCATGTCAAATTTAAATTCCGTCAACACAGAGACTGGCAATTTGGTTTTGACACTGCCTACTTTAAAAACTTAGAGAAAGTAAAAAGCTATGAAGACAATAATAAATCTAGAAGAAGAGGCCAAGGCATACAAGAAGCCAGTAACTAAACCTGCTAAAGGTCCAATAACAGCACGTAGATACTTTGCAGGTCAGGCAATGACAGTGCTCATGACTAACCTTAACATGAGTATGGCAGAGATTAAGCGAGAGTCTTATGCTTGGGCAGACTACATGCTAGAGGACTAGTTATCTAACATTTTTTGGTCAACTTTGAGAACATCAAGCTTATCTTTTACCCCAAGGTAAGCTTGAAGTATCTCTATTTCTGTTGTATTTAACTCGTATAAATCTTTTTCTAAATCTAAAGCTTGCCTAGCTTTATCAATTTTTGGCATAGAATATCTAGTAGTAATCTCATACTGCTGTCTAATAGTATCATTAGGACCAGAAAATTGAAGAGATAAAAATTCTTGGGCTTCTTTTTTAGAAGTCTTAAGTTCACGGTTCCATCTTATTCTTTGTTCATTAGTAGACAATGACCTAAATATTCTTCCATTCATAAGTGCTGTAGACTTAGCTTCAATAATATCAAATAAAATTCTATTGTATTCGTTAGCAGCTTTAGGTGCTTGAGTTCTAACTCTTCTTGCAGCATTAATACCAAAGGTATCTAACCCCATCATGTTCATTACACGTTGAGTATTAGTTAGTCTTACAGGTCTAAGACCCATTACCTTAGTAGAGGTAACATCAGCTTTACCTTTTGCTGCTTGCTGTAACGTCTCTCCCATTGGTTCTCCTTTAAACAATGGAATAATATTATCAAAATAACGAAAGGCATCATTGATAAATTTATCACCTTGATACCTGTCAATTGGTCTAGCATCTTCTCCTCTTACAATTCCTGCAGCAATATTTACTGGCTCTACAAATCTAGTGCTTGCAGAAATAACCTGTGAACCGACCCCTTCAATGTTATTAAAAAATGCATCTGTAGCTTGTTCTAACTCGCCTCTAAATGTATGATACATTAGTGTAGCCATATCTTTTTGTGATTGATCTAGGTTTCTAAGGATACCTTCAAGAGTAAAATCTTTAGCTATCTGTGCTAGTAATTCTGGAGGGGGGCGTTCACCTTCTCTATAGTAAGATATAACTCTAGCAGTAGCTTTAAATGCAGACAACGGATAATCAAATTGCTGGTTAATTACTTCTCCATCTACAACAGTATCATATAAACCAAGTCCTTGCTTACGTTTTTCAGTTTCATCTCCTACTAAGTAGTAAGTAAAACCACCTGCAACCATAGTCTTTAAGCCCATTTCTTTAATAGTTTTATCTTTATAAAATCCACCAGTAACTTTACCTACTAAACCTAGACCACTAGACTGTAGTGCAAAGTCAACAGTATTATTAAAGAACCTACCAAACGGAACCATTAATCCTAAACCAGGAATATTTCTTGCATCTTCAATCATTCCAGCTAGTTGACCTAAAGTACCTGGACCTTTATAAGACTTAGAAAATATAGCTTCTTGTGTTTTCTGTACAGCTAACGCCTCTATTGCAGCATACTCTTTAGTCTGCATAATAGTTGCAGCCTCTTTACTACTATAGAATTCATCCCAACCTTTATTAAATTTAAGACGTAATGCTTTATCCATTTGAGATGTAAACTCAATAGACTTAGTAAACCTATCTTGTGCTTTAACCAGTGTAACAGCTTGAATAACATCAACAGCCTGTTCGCTTGTAAAGTCAATCATACGTGCTAACTTAGAATACTCTTTTCCTGTTATAAGTTTAGTTGCATTCTCTACACCACCGGGAAGTGTACTGTCTAACTCTTCTAATGCTTTAGAGTTTCTAGTTAAAGCTAATTGAAATGCATTCTCAGTCATAGTAGGATCAAGTAAAGCCTTACCTTTAAATAAAGTAGATCTTATAAGCTGTCCAGATAAACGGATATTTTCTTTTCCTGCTTCTTTTTGTAGCAACAATCTTTGTATTGTACCCTTACCTGCATGTACTGCAGCTAAAGATAGATCAGTAGCAGTACCAAGAGTAGTGTTTGCTCCCCAACCTACTACGTTTAAATAGCTAGTTGAAGGATTAGACACAAGCAATCTTATTAGTTTGTTCTGTGCGTTAACAGTAACATCAGGTAATTTTTCTGTGTATTTTCCTATTATGTTTGGTGTAGCTTCACCTGCTTCTGTCAGCATTGTTTTAAGAGATAGATCAAGTTCATTTGCAATAAACATATCTACTTTTAAATCTTCAATAGATACACCATTGTTGTCAGCTGCTTGCTTTAAAGCATTTAGTTCTCTACCAGACTGACTCATCTTATTAGCAAAGGTATTAGCTAGTTCTTCTGGTGTCATCTTTGCTGACTTAATTTGATTTAAATTATTACCAGTAGCTTTACTAAAAGCAGAAACAAATTCTTTAATATCTTCTGGTTCAGAAGCTTTAATAATTTCTGCTACCCAATTACCAATATTATCGTCACTCTCTTTTACCCAAAACACATTGTTTTCTCTAGCTAGTTGTGAGATACCCTTTACTACTGTACCATTTTCATCAGCAAAGCCTAAGACTAATTTAATAAAAAAGTCAGAGTCTAAATCTCTAAGCTCTCTTCCTGCATCAACTTTACTTAACCATTCACTTGTCTTAGGCACTTGACTATTACCGTACTGGACAAGTTGATTAGTAAGATCCTGTAATACTTTTCTTCTCTGGGGTACAGTAGCAGCAGTAAGGGGTGATACCTTAGTTCCAAGCTCACCTCTAGCCATCTGTCTACCTGCAGTCACACCAGACATAATAACAGATCCAAGGGCAGCAAGACCTACAAGACCCCAATTATATTCTTGTTCTACATTAGTTTTAATTAAACCATTCTGATACAATGCTTCCATACTAGCACCAGCTACAGCATCAATAGCAGTTACAGTACCAATCTCTGCTAAAGCACCTTTAGTAGCTAGACGTTTAAACCCTCTGCTAGATAGCAACTGATTAGTATATGTATCAATATTATTTACAGTTCTTTTTTTAGCTACTTTAAGTGCTTCTTTAAATGCTTGTTGACCTGCTTTTTCAATAACTTCTTGACTAGCACCAGATAGTGCTGCATCATTCATAGCTTTAATAGCTTCTCTTTGCATTGTTTTTTCAAGCACTAGTGGCCCACCACCACCTACAACTCTACCTACAACTTTACCTACTACAGCACCTACTACATTAATAGGGTCAGCTATTGCAGTCCTTGTAAAATCATAGAGACCGCTAAATAATTCCATAGGCTCAGTCTGTTTTCCTAGTACACCAGCCATACCTTCATACATATCATAGGCTCTACCTGTTCTAGCCATAACAGCAGCATTTCTTTTGTTATCATTTAGCCAGTCAGCTTCAGCTAGACTACGGGCAGAGTTACCAGACGCTACTCCACGTCTGTTGTTAAGAAAATCACTTACAATTTCCTCTCTACTTTTATTTTCAACAGCTTGTATACCATAACGATCTAGCATATATTTTTTTGTAACATCAAAGAACGCTTCATTTTCTGATAGATCATTTTCGGTATAAGTATATCGAGGTAACCCACCTTTAATATTTACAGGCTCTAAGACTACAGGTGGATTTTGTTCAGAAAAAATATCAGCAGCAGACTTAGGAACTTCTAACTCATCGTCATCATCACCTTCATAGGTATCCTCTACAAGAGGAGGTAATGCGTTAAGCTGTAGCTCACGGTCCCTTTTTCTTAGTCTTTGTCTTACCTCTTCAAAAGTTTCACTCATTAAATGTAAGCCTCATGTGCACCTTTACCAAATCGCAAATCAAATTTATATTTATTATCTGTTGTTGGATTAGCTTTAAGTATTTCAATAAGCTTTTGAGTATCCGTATCAGTTGTATCAATAGGGGGATAGTTAAATATATCTAGATAGCTAGTAACAAAACTTGATTCCATAAATCCTCTGTAAAAATCAGGATTGTTTTGCGTTAAATCATAAATATCTTCGGGTGTCATATACAGCTGAACTAACTCACCTAATGCAAGTCTCCTAGAAGCTGCATTAGTTTCTCCTGTAGTCTTTAATTGGTTTAGAAGTTGTTGAGTTTTTCGTACTTGAGGGTTACTAGAGTCACTATTATTTCTAGTTATAAAATTAAAAGCTCTAGTTGCTACATAAGCTTGTAATCCTTCTTCTTGTGCATCCTCTGTTTTAGCTGTCCTTACAATATCTGTTCGTTGTCCGGGAACAATATCAGTAAATACTTTACGTCCTGGTTTTCCTGATACCATGTCATTAATTTGTTGAGCTAGTCTAAAGTATTCTTCTTTGTTTGTAAGATCAGCATTAATAATCATACCAACATAATCCATTTTTTCTTGTAATGGTATCTGATCATTAGGAATAATTTTTATTAATGAAGGTAGTAAGTTTAAATCTACTACTGTATCATATTTTGTTTCTTGCTCATCAATAAATTTAACTACATCATTAGCAGCTAATGGATCAGACAATAATGTTTCATAGTATTTTTCAAGTTCTTCATTACCCTCTAGATCTAACTCTTTTATACGAGCTTCTAATCTTCTAGTGCCTAGCGCAGCATCACGTAAGGCTTTATCATTAGCAGTACTCTGCGTTTGTTTCTTTGTCAGGCCAAGCTGCAGTAGGGTATTTTCCCTCTTGCTTATCAGTTCGTCCCTAGCTTTTTTATCAGCTTTGGCTTCGGCTCGTATATCATTTATTGCTTTATTAGCACCTGCAAATGAGAATCCCATTATTGTCTCCTAGCCATTAGACCCATCATGGGTTCTTCTTCTTCTTTTTTTACTTCTTCTACTTCTTCTGTTGGTAAATCAAGATTTTCATCCTCTCCAAGATTACGCAACATAGCTAAGGCTTTTTCTTTATCCCTATCATAATCAATACCATCATCAGGGTCATCTTCTTCAAAGCCTTCTTTAAATTCAATACCAGCTTCCACTAACATACCACGTATATACTCATGTAAAGCTGGTGCAATAATAAGACTAAGATCAATAGAATGTATGCCTGACATAACAGCACTACGAAGCATACCCTCTACTAGGGCGACAAGAGTAAGTCCTTTCTCTATAAAAGCTACCATATCTTTTAAAGCTCTAGGGTCATCAATCTTATCTATGTGCATCATCAATGCATCCAGTGGATCATTAACTTCTGGTGGTCTTTCAAAGGGTAGGTTCCTTGGGGTAGCAGTTAGGGACTGTCCAGGAATTGGTGCTGCAAAAACTATACTCATGATTCAAATCCCTGTTCAAATACTTTTAATTCCATATTCCTACGGTCAGTAAGACCAGCAAGTTCTGTTAGCTTACCGTTTACTCTGGCTTTATTATACTGAGGTAAGAACTCTATAATTTCTTCATCCCCTCTTTTACCACCGTCAATTAATTTATTAAAGTTAGTTGCACCAAGGTTGTGAGTAAAGCTAGTCAAGGCATCAATCTGATCAGAGTTCCAATCGTATCCGTGAGTCTCTTTTGCTTTTACAACTACAGCACGGAACTTATTAATGTCTTTAGCTAGTCTTTTCTCTGCTTCAGCCTCATCAATAACCTCACCCTTTTTACCCTTACTACCATAGCCTACTGAGTATTGTTTAAAATCCCAGTAGGACTCGGTTCTAAGACCCTCAGCAGTTTTAATTAAGCCTACAAGATCTGTTACATCACTGTAGTCTGCCCCTCCATCTCTTAGAGGAAGCCCTTCTTTCTTAGCATCTTCTCTAGTCTTAGGCATAAGAGAGGTAGGAGGTTCTTCTGATAGAGAAGCTAATTGTTTCTTTATTATTTCATTCTCATCTTTAAGACTACTCTGATTATTACCTACTCTAGGAGATATCTCATAGATAGATCTTTCAAACCCTAGAAATCTATCAAGGCTTGGATCAACAACAGATGGATCTAAATCCCTAAGCCCTCGAGTAGCAGGTTTATTTCTCCTAACTATTGACGAACCCTCTTGCATACGTGGACGCTGACCAGTTTTTAACTGACGATCAGTTATATTCTTTTTAGTGTATAGAGACATTATTTTCCTACCTTAATCAAAGAAGCCACTAAATGGTTCAAACAAAAATTTAAAAAACATTTCAGTGCCAGCTTTATCTTCTGAGTATTGAACTGTTTGACGTAGCTCTTCTAAGTCCTGCTCACCTAGTAACAACTGTACACCTCTATTCTTACCTTGCTCTACTGATTCAAAGTTATACTGCATCAAGTCACGTTCTCTTTGCCAGATTTGATCTAGGTTATTAGAGGTCATACCATTAACAGCCTTAGCAAAAGCCATGTTGCTTTCATTCTGTGCTGCAGTATTAGCAGTAGATATAGTTTGTCTCCATTGAGCATTAGCCTGAGCTACTAGCAAACTGTTTGCTGCATTAAATTGATTACGTGCCTGTGCTTGAGTAGAGTTAAATTGTTTAATAGCATTCTCTGCGTTAGTGTTAACTTGTCTAATTGCATTTTCTTGTGACACATTGTACTGGTTATTTTGTTGGTCTAGATTAGCAAAGAACTGATCAGTCTGACTTTGACTTGTAGCATTAAATTGTTTAGAGGCATTCTCTGCAGCTTGATCTGAAAATAAAGCTTTACTTACTTCTTGCACTTTAAACAAAGCTGTCTGTTGCCTGTTGTCTAAATTCTTAAAGTCTTTCTGCAAGAATGATGTAGCATTTTGAACTGCAGCTTGTTGTCTGTTAGTTAAGTTCTGAGTATCTAAGTTAGCTAGTGCCGAAGCCTCAGCCATTAGTAGTGCTTGTCTGTTACTAAGGTTACTTAGGTTCATAGTATTTACAGCCCTAGAGTTTTCTAGTTGAACTTGTTGTTCTGCTGTAAAGTTTTTATCTGCAATGTCAGATATCTTAGTTGCATTCATAACACGCGATTGAAATGCTTGATCAAACTCCATACCCATAAAGGTAGCTCGTTGTTCTGCTGCAAGCATAGCACGTTGTTGTCTATTAGTCAAGTTTTGTAATTGAAATTTTGCAAAAATTTGTGAGTCATTTTGTGCAATAGGTAGTGCAGATTCCATAGCAGCTTGAACTAAAGCTTGTCCTGCCATAGAGGATGCACCTAATCCTCTTTGTGCCATAACTGCATTGACATTTCTCATAGCCCCTGCAGCCCAAGCAGGTGTATTACCACCTTCAAAGTCTTGCATTAATCCTTCTAGCTGACCTCTTACAGTAGCCTTTTGACTAGGACTAGCTTCCGCTGCTTGTATTTGTTCTGTAAAGGCAGAAGCTTTTGTAGCGTTAGCTACAGGATCAATAAGTTCCCCATCTTTAATTTCTCTTTGAACAGGATTAGTAATTAGATTAGCAGTGCCTACTGCTGCATTAAGATCAGAAACTTTAGACTCAGCTAGTTCCTCTGCTACTACAATAGCTTTTGGATCTAGTTGTTCTATCTGTTCAGTCTTAACTTTTTCTAACTCTTCCTTAAGCTCATCTGTTTTTTGTGTCGCAGTGTAGGATGCTGCATCTGTTTTAGTTTGACTATCAGCTTTATCAGCAGTAGTTGTTGTTGCAGTAACAGGAGTAGTTGCATCAGACTGCCCTTTATTTGCATCAATTAATTCTTTTGAATCTGCTACTTGTTTATCTACAACACTTTCTACTGGAGAAAGAGTTTCATCTAAAGCTTTTTCAAATTGTGGTATTACATTTTCTGTATAAGATAGCCCAGGATTTACTGGTGTAGGATCAGTTACATCACCACCTTCTGCATACTGTCTAAAACTTTCTTTAAGTGCTTCAATATTTTTTTGAGCAACAGGTAAGTCTTCTTTATCAACCCCAGTAAAATCACCGTCTAAATAACGAAGAAGATTATCCCCACCTTGTTTTAGTTGGGAATGATACTCTGGATCATACATAGAATACACCTGAGAATAATCCCCAGACTTTGCTGCGTCTAATAATTGTCTATCTTTTTCAGTTACATTATACATAGTTTTCTTTCTTATTCAAAGCCATCTTTTAAGCCATCAAGTATATCTTGAACTGATACTTTCTTTTTAGCATTAGGTGTATATCTACACATAAATTGTTTTGGGCATTCCTTAAAACTGTAGCTAGGATAATGATATCCTATTGTACCATTAGGGCCACGGTAAATGCAAACCTTTTCTTCTCTTATCTTCACTCTTTTTGCTAGTT